GCCAGCAGTTCCACCAGTTGCTGCGAAAGTTATAGAAACATATAACAATCCTCCTGGATCTGAACTTAAACCAGCAATTTCCCACAGCTTTTGTCCAACTGTGTTAATTGTAGCTGCTTCAGTTCTAACGTCAGCCATTGCTGCAGCATCAGCTACAGCTGTTGCAAAACAATCTTCGTCTGCAACTGTGCCATCGTAATTATGAACACCAACATTGAATGTGCAAGAACCACCAAGTGTATCTGATCCAACAAAAAGTTGAGAGATCGTTGATTTACTTGAGATAGGTGCTAACAAAACAACATCGTTGTCTGTGCTATCGCCAGCAGCTAATTCAGCAGTTCCAGCAGCTACTCTTAAAACGCCATGTAATTCGGCAGCGTCATTAAGAACTTGCGGGGAAGCTAAAGTGTTTGCTACGATACCAGTATTTAATGTAGTCATTTATTTTCTCCTATTATTATTATTATGCTTCGTGACAAGGGATTTGAAAAACCTTTTTTTCTTCCATTCTTACTGCGCCTAAAGACATAGCGTAGTAAACTTGAGTAGAATAAGATTTGTCAGCTCTTTCAGTAATGTTTGCTTTAATGTCACTTCCGATACCTAATTTAATAGCATCTTCTGTGTAAGCAAAAATTAATCTGTCATCTGCATTAGTTGCATCTAACTTTAATCTATTAGACACAATAAACTCAAATCCCAAGAAAGATGAAACATCCCCTTGTGCAAGAGCTTTAACAGTATTGAAATCCGAAGAAGTCACACTTGTTATAGCTAATAGATCTGCGATTTGTTGTGGCGAACAAACGATGAACCTTTTTAAAGAAGGATCAACATCGTTTAGATCAAGGTTTTTCTTCGCACCTAAAAGTTTTGCTACAGTTAAACCATCTGATTGATCTGATGTTGCAAACTTTTGAGTTGAAGGTAACGCTACTCCAGTTGCGCCAGCTACACCAGTTGAAGCTGATGCGTTTAAAGCTGCGATGATAACATCATCGAGACTTCTATTCATAGCTGCTGCTGCTGCTTTTGCGTAACTTGAAGTTGGATCAACCAACATTCTAACTTTATCCGTATCGTCAACTAAATCAGCCCACTCGTAGTCTGATAAACTTAATCTTCTTCTGCTGTGCGGAGTATCAATTTGAGGTGTGTCTCCATGTCTGCTCGTTCTTAATTGAGCTGAAGTTACGCCTACTTGGTCAAAAAATGCGTTTTTGCCATTGATAGTTTCCACGTCAACAGAACCTCTTAATTTACTTCCCATTTGTTGAGAAAGCATAGTTACGTTTGAACTATATTGCTCTACAAAAGAAGTAGTTATATTTGAACTCATAATAAGTTCTCCTTTGGGTTATGTTAATGTTTATGTTAAAACGGCTGATTATCCTTGCGGGTCGAAACCTAGCTTTTACATCTTGTAGATGTTAGTCTTTCCTAATGTCTTTTGGGGTCTATCGATTATCCCAATATTTGAGCTATACTTGATTTTTCTTTTCTCGTAAAGCCAAAACTTCTTCTACTGCAAGTTTGTGATTAGGATGACTTTTATCCCAATACGCTGAACCTGGCATAGTTAATTCTCCAATTTCTTTTTCAAGTTGAGCTGGTGTTTGGAAAGTTGGCCCAGAGGATTGAGTAATATTATCCTCTCCCATTTTTCCCGCTAACTCTGCAAACGCTTTTATCATAATTGGATTGTCTCCAAGTTTAGTTCCATCTGCCATATTAGTATTAAACAATTCACTTGCGCCAACTGATTTAGCAAGATTAGCAGCTTGTGATATTTTTTGATCGAATGCTTGACCCCACTCTTTTTTAAGTTCACTAGAGCTAGCTTCTCTTGCTGCAACTGCTGTAGTTTCACTTTCTTGTAAAGATGCGGCTGTCATTTCATTATAAAACTTTACCATACCATTTGCTTGACCAGGAAGTAATCAAAGTTTATGCGCTTGATCTGAAAAGTTTTTTAATGATGCTTCGTCTATTTTTTGATCTTCTGGTAAATCGTATTTATACCCAGCAGCATCCGCTGGTCTACCTAGTTTTTCATAAACTGCATCCCAATCTTTATCGGTAGCAAATTTATTTGGAACTGGTATTTTATCAGAGCCAACTAATTTTTGTGCATGAACATAAGATTTTGCTAAACCTTCTATATCTTTAATATTCTCTAAAGATTTATCAGCTCTTATTTCATCGGAAAGATTTGCTTTCCAATCTGTTATTACTGTCTCTGGTGTTAATGTTGTTGTTTGTGTTTCCGCAGACACTTGGCTTGTAGGCTCAACTGCTACCTGGTTTGTTTCGCTGCTCATTTATCCTCCATGGGTTTTTTATTAAGCATATTATTAATAAACAAGACTACTGATCTTGTTCCTTCTAAAAATGCACTTTCGTGACTATCGCCTTTAATATGAGACGTAGAATAAAAACTGCATCTTTTTTTTAAATCTTCCAAGACTTCTTTGCCTTCAGTAGAATTAAAAATTTGTTTATAATTAAGTTCTAGTTGTTTAAGTTCTTTACTGTCCACCTAGAGCCTTTAAAGCTGGCGCAACTTTGCCAGCACTTTCCGCTACTTGTTGTGCTTGTTGTAATTGCATTTGTTCCATTTCTTGTTGTTGTTTTTGTTGTTGTCTTTGTTGAACCTCTGCTTTAGATCTCATAATTTTTGCGGGTAAGCCTAACACTTCTTGTATGTGAGAAACTAAACCATCAATATCTATGTAATCAAAAACGGGAGCTATATTTTGCATTGAACCAAATATTTCTATTCCACGCATAACAGATGATAGCTCTTGGCTTTTTTGAGCTTTGGCTAATGGAGATACATATTCAATCTCTACATCTTGATCGCCAAGTTCTTCTGGTATTGGGGGAAGTTTATTATTTTTTAATAAAAGATTAAATGCTCTAGTGATTAGTGGCTGCAATAATTCAGATTGCAATCTACCTAACACGGGGCCAAGTAATCTCATTTTTTCTTCCGTTCTTTGCATAACTTCAGTAGCCGTCATGTTTGAGCCTTGGGTTGTCATTAACTGATCGACAAAGAAATTTTCTCTAATTGCTTTTCTTCTTTGATCTTCCATTGCTAAACCAAGTGGATTGTTTGCACCTATATTTAAAGGTTCAATTCTTTCTCTAGTACCCGATCTATAAAAGTTTAATCCGCCAGGCACAGTTCTAATCGGTAACATAAATCCATCATCGGGAACCATTAGAGGTGGATCAATTTGTTTTTGAGCTGCTTTGATAGTTGTCTTAGACATTGTGTTTAACATCTTAGTATCTGGTAAAGCATTCATTGCTGGAGATCTGCCGTAGATTTCGTTTGATGAAGATTTTAAATAACGAGGCACTACATAAGGAAATTCTTTAAATCCACTTTCTCTTAATAGTGTGCCAGTTTTTTCGTGAACATGACAAGATACCCAATCCATATTTTTATTATTATCAGAACCCATAGGTGTTTCATTGGGGTAAACTGAATGAATAATTACAGCATCCTCATAAGGAGCTTTTTCTATATCAGCAATTATAGCTCTTGGTAAATCTGCATCGGGATACATTGATGGAATGTTTTTATTTGCAAGATGAAATCGTCTAGTCAAACTATCAACCATTCCTTTATCATTCTCAGTAATAAATATTTCTGATATGTGAATAGTTTTAAATCTTAAATCATCCTTAACATCATCGCTAATAAACAGAGCGGATGTACCAAAAGCTAGTAGCTCGTGGTATAATTCAAAAATTTCTTGTTGAAAATTAGATCTAGCAAAGACTTGCTGCATAATTTTTGCGCAACTCTCAAGCCATTCGTTAGCAGCATCATTATCAGCAGCCATTTGATTTCTAAACTTTAAAACAAACCATGGCGAAATAGTATTGGTTAACATCCCATTAAGACTCGCTGACAGCAATTCAAGTGCGTGTGTGGCAGTTCCATCGAAAATTTGATCGTGACGCTTATCGCCAGCCGTATGCTTCTCTGTGATGTTTGCTTTTCTTGGCAGAAAGTAATCAGCAATTTCTCTCTC